TTGAGATGTGATGACAGTAACTACATTAGGTGTAGAACCATCACCAGCAATTGAAGCAATCTCTACATCTTGTAGTAATTGTCTAGTAAAAGTGGTAGTACCCGGAGTACCTACCAATATTACACCAGCTTTAGTCTTTGAGTCAGGTATCTGTGGATACAAATTAAGAGCACGTGTACTAGATACATCTCTAGAACGTGACTCATAACTTTCTGATATAAAATCTACAATTGGCATTAGCGTCTCCCGTAAGTAGAGTTGGTATATATGTCATACTTACCACGATTATTAATAGCTGAACCACTATTTAACAACCTAGGTTTTGCATGTAATCTCTTCACCTTCTTTTTAGCATCTGTTGCTAGTTTCTTAAGTAATTGAACTTTATCTAAATAACCATTGATAATTGCTGCACGTACTGCTAGTTCATATTCTAATGCTGGTATATAACCATTTGGTAAATTAAGTTCATCATTGATTTCATATGGACCTAACTGATCTTGTACAGTGATATTGAAAGTACTTGTATTACTCATTGGATATAACTCAATAGTACCAATTGGATAGTCAGTACGATAACTTGCATATGAAGGATATGTACTCGTTTGTTGAGTGAGTCTTACTGAATTATCATATGTATCAATGTCAATGATATTTAATGGTACATATCGGTTATCTGTTAAGTAAGCAACCGATTCAATAATATTAGGACGTTCAGCTAAAATATCTACATTTGTAAATGTCCCTTCAAGTGTATTTAGATTGAATGTACTAATAGATAATGTTTGGTCAGGGGTTATGTCAGGTGCTGTAAAAGATGGTCCAGGAGGGACATTAGAATAGATACCACCGTCTGATCCAACTAATATACCTGCATTCATTGTAGATATACCCGGAACTAGGATTTCTTCACCAGTATCTAGAGTAATTACTGCATCTTGGAATGTTGGAATTGTACCTACAGAATTAACTGTATTTATTAAACCTGTTATTGTACCACTTATATAAGTATTTGATACACCAGCGTTATTCAACTGGTTAATACCAATTGTAATGTTGGAATCAGTAATACTATCAACTGTATATGATTTCTTAGTGACGGGGAAGTATTCTTCGGTATTGAACTCTTCTACAATGTGATTTAATTGTCTTAATAGACTAGATATCTCATTTGGTTCAAATGTTGCAAAGATATCTGTAATACCTGCTGTAACACCAGCGTCTTGAATTAATTGTCTAGCACTCTTAGCCATTATTTTTCCTCAGTTTTAGTAGATTTCTTCACTTTCTTGCTAGAGTCCTTGCATTTACATTTCTTAAGTTCTTTCTCAAGTAACTTAATCTTCTCATGTAATTCCTCATTCTCAAGTGCCGAGAAGCCACCTTTTAATTTAATTTCTTCCAATTTAATGTTACGTTCACGTAGTAGAGTGAAATACTTTGGATCATCGCCATACTTTCTGTAGAAATGCTCGTGATTCAGTTGTAAGTCGTCTATTGTTAACATATTTTATTCTCCAGTTCGTTTCTATACTATGTGTTTATATAAAAACAAATAGGAGATGGAAAAAAATTTCCATCTCCTTTTATATTTGAAGTAAGTAGGGGAGATATACTCCCCATTTAATTATCCTTGAACTACAGTACAAGCGTATTCAGGTCTGATTACTTTGCTACCGAAAAGGATATCGAAACGAGTTGGGTAACTGTTTGTATTGATATCATAATCACGGATACAACGTAGTGATAGACCTTCATATGATTTACGTTCTGCCATATCAGTACCCTTTGGAAGAGTAAGGTTAGGAGATACGAAAGCCATGAAGTTCTTGTGGAATGCTAGAGACTTCTTTTTACCTTCAGCAATGATAGTCAATGCAGTAGGAGCAGAAGCAACGTTTTGACGTGCATCAGTATTATCAGATACGATTGGAGATGCAGTTTCGATAACACCAGCACCAGCACCGTCTAGAGTAACCTCAGATTGAACAACGATATGAGCAGTTTGACCAGCAAATGTCTTTTTGTTCTGTGGGTGTACTAGATCAACACCTAGTGAGAATTGTGCACCAGCAGGGATTACTTCAGCAGCAGCACCACCAGATACAGTGATTAGGTTACCATTGATAGCATCAATAGTCAAAACGTCAGTAGTAACTGTCGCAGTTAATGGGATACGTGAAGATTGGTACCAAGTTGCACCAGCAGTTTTACCAAGTTTACCTTCTTTATACTGTTTAGAGATTTCATCAGCAGATTGGAATAGTCCTTTCAACTCGTCAATCACGTCAACTTGCATAAGAGTATCAACAAGGATACAACGCATTGAGTCACGTGGAGTAGTAAGATTGTCAAGGAATGCTTGAGCTTTTAGGTAGTCTTTGTATACCGCTTCACCTGATCCACCAGAACCATTAACGATTGAGAATCCACCAGCAGTTTCTAGTACAGTAGACTCAACTAGGTCAGCAAGAGTTGCCATAGCTGGTTCAATAACGTTTTGTGAGAAATCATTTACATCAAGAGTCATCTCAACGTCAGTGAATTCTACGTCAACACCTTTAAGTTGATCAACAACTAGTGCTACAGATTGCTCAACGTGATCTTCAACTGCAAGAGCAGCACCAGAACGACCTTTGTATTGTGCAGGTTTACGGATTGCTACAGTTTCACCCACTTTATAATCTTTAGTGAATTCTGACTCATAGCCATTAAAAATATTAGTTACGAAGTTAAGCTTCTCAGCAAGAATTGCTACTGCTTCACGAGTAATCCAATCAGGGGTTAGAATTGTGTTTGCCATTTTATTTATTTCCTATATTTAAATGAACTTTGTTATCTATTTCTTTGTGATGCTCGCCAATTAGCCCATTCCTTCATATTCATTTTAGATGGGTCAGCACTACGAGTAGTTGATGATCCATGAACATCTGGTGTTGGAGCTGCCTGGGAGACAGGGTTTTTAATCTTGTTTTCTAAATTGAAAACTGTCCATGCTCTACGTTGTGCATCCATATTATGTAATGACTCAACTAAGGATGGATCTTTAGAGATCTCATATGCAAGTGCAGGTCCGATATCTGATTGTGCGATTGCTGATTTAACATCATTAGGAATAAACTGTTCAGCCATTCCTACAATCTCAGCATAATCTTCTTTGCCGAATGCATCGATTTTCTCTTGCCAAGCGTTTGCTGCTACTTCCTGTTGTTGCATTTGTTGTACATACTCAGCTTGTTTACCATACTCGGCATTCAACTGATCTTGTACACCTTGTTTAACCATATGTGAGATATATTCGTCTTCCGTCATATCATCACGATCAATTTGAGGTTGCTCAGGATTAGCATTATTCTCTTGGGCTGCTAGTCTAGCTTCTAGGTCAGCGATTTTAGATTCATAATCATTTTTCTTTGCAGAAAGTTTCTTAAGACGCTTATCGTAACCATGTTTCAACTTGTCTATCTCTGTAAGTTCTGGTTTCCCTTGATCCTCAGTACTAACATTACCTTCAGGTGACTCGTTGACCAAATTCGTTTGTACGGACGTATCTGGATTTTGATTAGAAACCTCTGTATTAACAGATGGTTCATTATTCGCAGGAATGTTTTGAGTCGCTGCTTCGACTAGTTCTGTTCTTGCTGTCATATCCTTAACCGCCTGAGTTTTATATGTGTGCGTTCACATAGTTTGACTTGCTTTACTAATAGATGTTTATATAACTTGTAAATAAAAATTATTTTTATTCACATTTTTATTCACATTTGTTAATATATTTTATTCTATTCACAGTTTATTAACAAAAAAGATGGGGTATTACCCCCATCTATTAACATTATTCGAATATTATCTCATCTTCATCATCAAATTCAATTGACTCAACTAGTGATGGATCTTTAACACTTGGTGATACAACAGGTCCACGTACAACTGGTACATAATCCTCACTACCCGGTGCTAATTCAATTGGATCAGTTACTTCTGTTACATTACCAATGATATCCTTAGCTACATTCATCATATCTTTAGATGCATCAGCTTCAATCTTCTCTTGAAGTCTTTCATCTTCACCAGATTGTTTGATACGCTCTTTAGCAATGTCAGCTTCAGCTTTGATAACTGTATTGATAGTCTGAGTTTTATTCTTCTCACTATCAGCAATCGCTTCTGCTTGTAATTGACGAACTATTCCTTCAAGATACTGAATCTGTTGAGATTGTGCTTGAGACTGTTGATCAGCTTGTGCAAGTAATTGTTGTACTTGTGGATCAACTTCTTTATTACCTTCTTGTAGCTCTGGTGGTAACATCTTTTTCAAACGATTAGATATTTCACGTGAACCCGGAGCATCTAGATTGTCAATGAGAATATCACCGATCATAGGTGCTTTATCAGGCATTAATGACATAACATTCATGACATTCATAACAGCTTCTTGTTTCTTAGATGCTAATGCTGGACCACTTGAGAATACTATATCAATATTCTGTAGTAACTCATCTGTAATAACTTGTGATAAATTAACTGGTACAACAGCTTTGTTACCATCTTCTGATCTCACTGTAATTTCACGAGTTGTATCATATACATATGGAACTAAATGTAAAACTACACGTGTACATTGCTCTATTGAATGCTCTAAGTTCTGAATATATTGTATAGTACTTAGTTCACCTTCTGTATTACGTAGTCCAACAGCCATTCCACTTTCATTAGAAGTCTGCATTCCACCTAACATATTATCAAACATACCTAATGTACGTCCCATGTCTTGAGATGCTTGGTTACGTGATGCAATGAATCCTTGTGTCTGAGCACTGTTATCAGCTCTATATGGAGCAGGAGCTGGTGTACCATCATCTAATGCAACTGGTGTATAAGTAAGCTTTGAATAGTTCTTTTCATTAGCGTCATCCCACTCTGGGTGATTCTCATCTTGTCCTTCCACCATGATCCAAGGTGCTTTTGGTGAGTTAGCTACTAATTGAACTTCATTAGATGCGTACATATTGATCATATCTTGAGATGCTTTACCCCAATGAACTACACCAGCTAAATGAATGTCAGAGTTCTTGTATAGATTCAAATGATCACCATATACTGGAATCAATGGAATGAATGGAATTGGTAATTCAACTTCACTGACAATCTTCTGTCCAACGAACTTGATAACCTTACATGACTTGCGTGAGATATCACGTGATGCAACTGCTATCTTACCTTCTATTTCAACATCACTTGTTGAACCATCTTGATAAAAGAATCGCTTAACTTTCTTTTCAACTAGTTCATAATAAAGCATTTCAGGTGTAGATTCATCTGGGATATCACGTTCCCAACGGTCAAATATATTGATACCACCAATTGATCCACCCACATCATCACCATAGAGTTCTTTAGCTTCTTGGGTGTCAATATATGTCATATATACACCAAACTTGGCATCACTACCATCGGTTTGTTTCGAGTGTGGATCAATGAATATAGAACCAGGGTGTGGAACTATGTCAATATAAATCTCTTGTTCCATTGAATAATCATCTTTGAAACGTGTACCTACTTTGATCCATCCTAGACCAGATGCAACAGCATTGTAAAATGCCTTTTCATATGCTTCTCTTGAACGTGATTTACTTTCAATCTCACGGATTACACCAGAGATTAACTCTGTTAGATCTTCGTCAGGTGTCTCAACTCGCATACCCAGTGGATTCTTACGGAGTGGATTGACAATTCTGTTAATATATGTCTGGATCATTGGTATAGTCATCACTGGCATACCATTGTTCTCACGCTCGTTACGAACTGATTCATCCCACTGTTCACCTGATGCGTATTCTAACTGATCTTCAATGTAGTCATATGTTTTAGAGTGGTATGATGACAGCTTATCTAATCTGCTCATTACTCTACTTCTCAAATTAACTTCATCTTCAGTTAGATTGCCGTATGATGGAGTTTTTGAATTAGTTGGGTTGTATATTTTCGCCATATTTAATTTATCCTATAAATTTACGTTTACTTCTATTACTTGGTTTACTGGTTGGTGTACTCTTTTTCTTAACTCTACGTGAGAATGTAAGAGATAGTGCATCACCCACGTCAGGAGACTTGATATTATCTTTACGCAAGTCTTCCTTACTCGTCAACATTATCTTATTCTTTGAGTTTATAAAATAAGTGATGGTTGTTAACTCATTAAATTCTTCATTACCTTTTGGTATAGATCCACTCGATGATAACCAATTTCTCATTAAGAACCATGACTCTGCTCTTGCATTGCCATATCTAGTATCTTTAGACATTGGCTTATATGCTCCATTGTAATCAATGACTTCACATACGCCTTTCAACTTGATCTTTAAATGATCTAATACACCAGCTCCTAAACCTGCTGCATCAACAACAAGTACATCAACTGAATGTTTGATAACGAAGTTGATAGCATTTGATTCTGTTTCAACAGTTGAAGCACCTTTCCACACCTTGTGATCAACAATTATATCACCATGTCTAAGTAAGATACATGAACGGTCATCACCATATCTTGCAACGTCCAGTCCAGCTATCCTTAAATCTTCAGGCTCTGGTTCAAATGGTGTACGATTACGTGCTTTATGTAGATCCTGTGGCTGTATTACTGCACTTGAGTTACCGAAGTCTTCAAACGATGCATCAAGTTCTTGTCTCATAAGTGCTTCATCACCTTGATAATCCTCAAGTAACTGCTCATAAAATCCATTTGGTAAGAACACATTCTCTGTAGTCTTCTGGTGAATGAAGTGAGTATTAGGACGTTCAGATATATCGTATATCCAATTGTCTGTACCACGTGGTGTAGTAGTGATAAATGTCTGCATCTTATAACCGGGTCGTCTCAAACGTCCTTGAACAACCTTATACACATAGTTGTTATATAAAGCTGCTTCATCAAGTATTGCCATGTCTGCTGTAATACCACGAATGTTCTCAATAGAATCTGCTGAGAATCCAAACACTTTACCACCCGAACTAACTTCAATAGTCATGTCAGCTTTATTCAATGTGAATGAAATGTTATATTCACGTAGTCTTTGTAATATCTCTTCAAATAATACTAGCTTAAGTGACTTATATGACTGTGCTAAAACAATGATATGCCTACCTTCAGTTAGTGCAAGCATAGCTTTAAGACTGGCAATGTATGATTTACCACTACCAATCCCACCTAAATACAAGACAACTTTTGTCGTGCTTTGTAGGAACTCAATCTGCTTCTTTAATAACTTATGTGACATTTATCTCTTCAGTTGTTGTAATGGATCAGTTATTGTACCACCAGCTATGACATTCTCTGTATTAGTTGACATTGTATTACCAGTTGCTGAACCACCAGCTAGATTAAACATTGCTGGATCTATCATTGCTGGATTATCATACGGACCCATACCCTGTGGCATTGGCATTGGTAGCATAGATGTAGTCTCTGAACTACCACCTTGACCACCCATTACACCGGACAATTTCAACATATCATATGTATTGTCTCTAAATTGATTGCTTATAAAATCGTATTTATTCATCTGGTCTATCTTCCTCAGTCGCTTCAGAGAATGTTATATTTACATTCATATCTTGCTGTTTAACTTCTTCTTCTTTAGGTTCTGAACGTAGTTTTAAAACATTCTTTGCAACTAGTGCTAAAAGTGCGGTGTTACACTCTGCGTCAGTAAATGCTGCGTCAAGTAATTTCTCTTCAACTACTTTGTTACGCATTGAAAAGCCGATGTCTTTAGCCTCACCGAACTCTGGAAAGTCACTAGCCCACTTATTAATTGTTGATTCTGCTACACCGATAACACCGGCAAATGTCATGAATGATTTACCAGTCGACATGTGTTCTATCACATCTTGACAGTATTTTTTCTTGTATTTATAATGTGCTTTAGCCATATATAATCTCCTATAGTAGGTGTTTATAACAATTTGTTTTATTATTTACCGATTTAAGACAAAAAAGGAGCATACGCCCCTTTCTTATAATATGTTTTATGGATTGATATATGAGACTTTATAGCCGTAAGCTTGACCTGTTGTGTTATATACTTGCATATTATTCACAACTGAACCTAACCTACTGTATACTGATACTTTTTTACGATCCTGTATTTTAGCAATGTACTCTGCTGCTGCACTTAGACTAGTGAAAGTAAACTCAATACCATCCGAATCTACTAACTTAGTTGCTTTAGGCTTTGGTCCACTGAAGTTATATCCACGTCTTTTGAATTCAGTACGTGCAATGTTCTCTTTACGGGTTAACAACTCTAAGTTACTAAAGTGGTTATTAGATGGATCATTATCAATGTGGTGAATCACCATCTTTGAACCACTACCAGTCTCAAGTTCTGTACCAGTGAATGCTTCATATACTAAACGGTGGACAAGAATTGTCACACGTTCTTTCTCTTCTGTATAGAGTACATAAGCGTAATATCCACGTTTACGTTGTAATAATTGTGGTTTAAGAAATTTACCATTCTTTTCACTCCATACTCTACCTTCATTGGATATCTTATATGAAGGAAATTTAGGGTGAATGATGAATAGTTCGTCTTGTGAGTTTGCTAGTTGTCCTTTCTTAGTTTGTGTTTGCATGAGATTATCTCCGTTAGTTTGTTGTTCTCATACAGTGTTTATAATAGAGTTATACTAAAAAACTTTTTTTCTTTGTTTTTTACGTTGAAATGTGAAAAAACTTGATATTATGGTTATATCTACATGTTTACAGGTACAAAAAAACCCACTCATTGTTGCGGCAGAAGCGGCTAGAGTGGGAAAAGCTAATATTGTGAGAGAACGAACAGAGATATAATATTAGCTTTATTACGTCAGTTACTGTATATATGATTCAGATAGTGCTATATCATACATAGTGCAATGATCAGCAGGGAAGGTCCAAGAATCAATAATGTCGACATCTAAGTACTTACTTACTGTGTAATATTGATCAGAATCTACTTCACATATACAACCATTCTTAAGGTGTTCTATTAAGCCATCAACGATAGAGTCTCCTGTACCAGTAAACGTCTTTAAATTATCTCCTATACGGTCACAGATAATATCTATGCACGTATCTATAATATATGTTGTAATTAGTGTTCTCATACCACTCGTTTATAATAACTAGTTGACAAAATATCTTTTTATTGTTATTATATAGATAACTGTGTAATTACAGTCTTTCTCCATTCCAAAAAGGCTCCTATAATTAGGAGCCTTTTTTTAATTTATTTGTCTATTGTATTATTTATATATTATTTGTTATATTTATATTTCATATTCATTGAGTCTATCATTAGCTAGTTGTTGATGTTGCTTTAATGACTTATATGTTGAGATATCACGTGCTCCACACTGACTTACTGTATATATACCATATGAGCCAGTTACTATATCATATTCTAAATACATCTTGATATTAAATAATGGTCCTATATATTCATATAATGTTACTGTACCATCAGCATTGATATTGTTATACTTATGGATCATATTAAAGTCAATCTCTTCTATGATTGTCTTATATATTTCGTTTAGGTTCTTAGTGATTAGTTCTTCTATGTTATTCATTTGTTCTCTCCTTATTTTAGGTTAGTGTAACCCATTTGGTTTGTAACTTCTTGCATATAATGACTGATATCGTTTAATGAATAGATTGCATCATATACATATATTCCGTTGATATCATCTTGCTTTAATATTTCTATTAAATTACTCATGATCTTAGTCTCTTCTTCAAATAATAACTTAGTTGTATTCTTATAAGCATCTTTGTTATATTCACCATTATCATAGTAGTAGTCTTGTTTATCTTTTATTATCTCTCTTGCACATTCAGGGAATTCTTGTTTCCAGATGTTCCATAGGTAGTTCTTTTCTAACTGAGATGGACGCATATTGAATATTGATAAGTGATATGTCTTAACTTCACTTCTATCTAATCCAGTTTTGTCAGCCATATATTGGTGTAAGTCTCCATTATACTTATTTATTACATTCTTAATCTTCTGATATTCATCATGTCCAACGAAATTTGAATAATGCTTTAATATAATGTTAGGATGTAGAGCAGTAAAGTCATTCTCTATCATCGGTTTTCCGTCCATTTTACACAGGTTTCTAATCCATCTAGGCATGAGGGTGAATGAATCAGCAACTCGACCACCAGCATTCTCTGAGGCTTTAGGAACCATATATCCTAATTGAGTTAATCTTTCATATGTTTCAATGGTATCTTCAATGTATATATACTTGTCATGGTTTTCTCTTGATGCTCTGTCTGGGCGATAACTATACTTCTTACCTTTATGAGTCTTACCTTCATTGACTAGTTCATCGGCAGCTTCCCATATCTCTTCTGTAGTTGGTAATGTTATCTTTGAATATGATGCAATGTTAAAGAATGCTATATCATTTAGATATGTATCATCTATGTACTTCTTACGCATTTTCTCTAGATTCTTTAGTAATTCTTTATTAGTGATGGTGTATATATCATGTCCACGTTTTCTATACTTCTCAGATACTCTGTATGTTCTGCATATCCCTAAGTGACTATTGAATTCCTTAACTTGTTCTACTATTGGTCCTTTGTCAGTGCCTTTAATTAGTTTCTTAAGTACTTTAGTTTCATTCCCTTGACCAAATAGTGGGCGTAGTAGTTGATTATGTGCTAGTGGAGTGTCTTTAGAGCCTTCTGAGCGTGGTTTCCATAAAAGTGATAAGATTACTACTGCTTGATCTAATTCTTTCTTAGATAGCTTCATATAGCGTTTGAGTGTTTTAATTACTCCTTTTGTTACGTATATTTGCTTTGGATCTGTCTTAATCATGTCTATTCCTAGGTCATATAATTCTTGCCAGTTTTGACACACTTCATATTCACTATCCCCTTCTGATCCTTTATGAGAGTAAGTCTCAATTGATTCTTCTTTATATTCATTTACCTTATATAATGAGGAAGGAATGAATGGATGAGAAGTAGAGTAGGTAGGGGTGGAAGTAGTGGTGGGAACGGATGGAAACGGTAATAGAGAATTTACATCTATTGTATTGATAGAATTATAATTGTTATATTTATTTACTGAATTGGTTGACCATTTAGTTAGTTGATCTTCTATAATATTATCTGCGTCTTGCATTTATTTACCTTATGTGTTATTAAATAACCTTTCGTTATTTGTTGCATTATCCTTCCTTACTACTAATTATCCAGATAAAAGGATGCCCACTTGATCATAAGGTGAATCAAGTGGGACTTTATAAATCAGTATAGGGTAATTAATCCTACACTATGTGTTTATAAATATATTATTTAATAATTTTTTTGTCAATAAATTATGTATTGAAACTATTCATATAGGTGCATATACTGCTCAACTGTGCACTATATTTGATTTGGGACACTATAGTAGTACTGTTTCTTTGTATTTGTATTGTAGTTTATTGTTATTGATTATTAATTGACAGACCTATTTTAGTTTGTTATATTTTTTTTAAGTTATTGAAAGGACTTAATATGTTAAAGAGAGATAGAAAACTATTTGTTGAAGATTTAATTAAAAATCACGATGATATCCGTATTGTCGATATTAAGAATTTGACCGAATTTGCATTACATTCATTAGTTAATATGTATAAATGTGATATTAAAGCTGAGTATACGCTTGAACAACTTGCACCATTTTCTAATGCAAATACTCAGGCTTTATGTGAAATTATTAACAGCATTAAATCTACTGAGTCTGGTAAGATCACATTAAAAGAATTTATTGATTGTTGTAATACATCAGAACTTAAATCATTTATGAAAACGATGAAAAATATTAGCGAAGAAATGTTATATTTATATGGAATTGCTACAACGTTCCAAGTCTATACAGATAATGCATCACAAAATGGTGAACTGTTATCTCAAGTTCAAAAGAATGATTAAATCATTTTAAATTTACTGTATACAATATTTTTTAGGTATTTCAAACATTTTCGGGGGAACATATATATGCTATAGAATAACTACTTGCACAACTGAGACAGTGTCGGTGTGTACCGACTACTGGAACGTGCAATCTGTGTACTACTTGTGTATACCTTACTTCTCTCCTTTATATTACATATTACCTTTATATTACATACTACATATTACATATTACTACTGCATATTACATACTACATACTACATACTACATATTACTACTGTATCTTATCTTTATCTTACATATATTTCTTTCTTTTTTTTAAATTTATGACAATTATTATTCTAATTCTTATATTTGTACTTATATATTCATTAAAGGTAAACTCATGGATTACGATCAATTCCCACTATCTATTCAAATTGTTAGAAGTAGATATAATAAACCAACATACTCTAATCGAGATACATCACTATACCACCAGAGTAAAGAATTACTTCAAACATGTATACATATCGTATACAATATTTTTTAGGTATATACTTTTAATATTGACAGAATAGGTCTAAAAAGTATATACTTATAATAGAACAGCAAATAAATGGAGAGAACATTATGCTAATTATAACAAGTCAAATCGCAGCAATCGGTTTAAAGAATAATCATGAGATCGTAGTATCTTTTAGAATGAATCACATTATTGGTCATGGAGACTATCAAGGACAACAATCAATTGTATCATATACATTTGGTAAGAACAGCCCAGCACTGAATCGTTTATTAGCTACATTAAAAGTAACTAATTCAGGTGATCTATTGGGTCAGTATGTTAATATTGCAATTGAGAGAAATGGTCAAGGCTTCTTTAAGTTCATTGATATCATTGAGAATACAGCGGTAAAGCCATTTGAAGTTAAATATCTACAACACCTTCCTCAGTTCACTCAGAGTAATTGTGATGTCATATATACATATTCACTCAATCGTAACCCAAACGTACCTGCTAGACCTTCTCAGAAGATCTTCAACCATACCAAGGAGCTAATCTAATGCCTAAGACACCAGTTACTAAAACAG